CTATTTCACGACGCGGAGGAGGCCCTGCAGATCCACGGCGAAGGAGACGCGGGAGGCCTCTTCCTCAAGGTAGCCGGGCACAAGGGTGGCGTAATGGTCCTGGGTGGTTCCGAAGTCGGCATGGCCGAGCATGCGCTGCAGCACCGTGAGGCTGCCTCCGGCCGAGAGGTACCGCGCCGCGAAGGAGACGCGCAATCCATGGAGCGAGACGCGCGGGTACCCAGCCGCGACAAGGTGCTCCTTGATCCGGTGGCTCATGGTGTCCGGGTGCATGCGCGGGAGGAGGTAGCCCTCGGGGAACGGGGCCATGGCCTCGAAGGCGGCGAAGGCCGCAGGGGTCATGGGGTACCAGCCCTCTGATTCGTCCGTCTTGGAGCGATCCACGCAATACCGGCGGCGCTTCATGTCCACCATGTCCGATTCCAGATAGAGCAGCTCCTGGCGCCTACGCCCGGTGGCGCAGTAGAGGGCCACGATGCGCCGCCATGTCAGATCCTCGATTCCGCCCAGGAAGCGCTCGATTTCCTCGGGCGGAATGTGCGGCCGAACCTTGGGCTTGCGGCGCGGGATCTTCACCTGGCCGAGGGGATTTTCTTTGATGATCTCCCAGTCCGCTGCCTTGCCGAGGGCGGCCTTGAGATGACGCGTGTACGTGTCGATGCTCCTGTCGGAAAGGCCGCGTTTGCGCCAGGTGGCCACCAGCGTGTCGAGATGCCTGCGGGATACCCTGTCCAAGCGCGTAGATCCTCCAGCCGCGTCAATGAGCATGTCCAGGGCCATGCGGTTCATCCTGGACGTGGCATGCGTCTGGCCGCCATTCTCTGCCCATTCCACGTATTCATCGCGGAATTCCTTGAGGGTCTTTGTCGTGCCGCGTTCCATGACCACGAGCTTGCCCATGGCGATTTCGCGCTGGAGAAGCTTGAAGCGGCGTTCCGCTTCCGTGCGGTCTTTGGTCCGGAGGCTGCGCTTCTTTCCGCGTGCCAGCTCCACATACCACGTCCCGCCTTTGTCGTGGCGGCAGACAAGGCGCATGGAGATCTTAATGTTCCAGACAGCCGACGATTTCAAGGGCTATTGCCTCGTCCTGGTCCATAGGGACCAGCGATTCACGATCAATGCGACGATGCCCGCCAGGCGTTCGGCGAGAGACGATTATTCCCGCGTCTGCCCATGTACGGATGGTGTTCTCGCAAACGCCTGCGGAGAGCGCCGCGGCACTGACAGGAATCCAGCGACATACCGCGTAGCGATCCATGATCCGACGCGCTGTATCCGGAGACTTGATCCTGGACATGCCTAGACCCTGACCATGGTCTCATCATGGACGACGACGCGAGGCAGGTAGCGCGGCTCGAGGAACATGGGGCATTGCGCGCCGTAGAGCCGCCAGTAGTCGATCCAGAGCAGGTAGTCGTCCTCCGGAGGGTCAGCCCGCACGCATCGCTTGTGCCGCGGGCAACTGCCGATGGACGAGCAGTAGGTCACTTCAAAGTATCTCTTCACGCCCGCGCCTCCCTGGCCACGCCGCGCAGGGCATGGCGCTTGCGGACGTGCGCGAGCGCGAACCGGCAGGCATCGCCGCCGTCTCGCCCGCAGCCGTCCTCTTCCGGGCAGGCATGGCAGAAGCCGGGCAAGACCTCGGACTTCCGCGCCCTGGGGCCACCGGGGAACACGAGTTCATCCGACCAGACGTCAAAGCCGTTCATGCCGCGCCCCCCTTGTCGCAGCCGGGCAGGAGCAGCCGCTGCGCGACAACGGCCTCCCTGGGCACTATGACCTCGCGGCCCGGCGTCCCGTCCTTCCGTATGACGCGCCCCAGGAGCACCTTGCTCCCCGCGATGTCCACCAGGATCTCGCCGCTTGTGTGGCGGCTGGAATAGATGCGGTCGCCTGCGCTGTAGTTTGTCATATCCCCTCCTTCAGTCTGGCGTCCCGCGCGAGCGGAGATAGTCTCGGAGCTGATCTTCTTTCGCGGAGATGCTATGCAGCATCTCTCTCGCCTCGATGGCGCTACCTTCCTCGTAGATGCGCAGGGCGACGCAAGCGACCTGTATGGCCTCCGCGTTGATCTCCTCCTTGGACGCTCCGGCGAGAGCGGCGTTGATCAGCTCGCAGACTTCCTCGAGCAGGACCTCATAAAGCAGGGCGTTACTCTTGTGCTTGCATCTGGCCCGGCAAACCTCCGCGTCCAGGCTGGCGAGGGACGAAATGGTGAGGCCTAGGATAGAGGTCGGGGGCAACTTCGCTATGAGGTCGAAGATACGCTCGGATGTCTTCATCACTACCTCCCCTGCGCGGCCAGGAATTCGGATTCCTTGACCTCGCGCATCCACTGCGGCGGGGTTGGCGCCGTGGTGTCGCTGTAGTCGCGTTGCGGGACTTTTGCGAGTACCTTCCCTCCGACAGCTCCGGCCACGGAGATGTAAAGCCTCCCATTGAACGCGGCGTGGAACCCGATGCCGAGGCTCCTGGTCAGGTAGACGGAGTAATCGACTGTTTTGTCGTTCAACTCCGTGAGCGCCGCCTTCAATATCTTGCCCGTCTTGGTCCTCATGTCCGGTCGCCAGCCGTGGCCATCTCCGGACATGGACTGAGGGAGAACGCCCCTGGAGGTGCGCTGTCCTACCTCGATGTCATCCTTTGTCCAGAAGCCGACGACGGTTACTCCACCGAGGGGTAGTTCTCGAGAAAGAACGCCGTCGAACCCAAAGACGGAACACGTCTCTTCCCTCGCTTTGCTGAAACTCGCCAAGGCTTGGTCAAGGGATGCGATGAGCTTGGCTGCTTCGTCTCCTTCGCCGATGTAGAACTTGCTCTGCATGGTCACGTCTCCTCGTTATTTTTGCTGGAACACCCAGCATTTCATCGGCTTCTCGGTCTGGCACGACCGCACGGTGCGGTTGGCGTCGAGGAATTTGAAGCGCTTGCAGAAGGGCAGGAGCTTCTTGAGCGCCTGCATGTCCAGGTCGGGTTGGCCGCCTGCCCTGGATTCCTCGCGGAAATGGTTGAGGTTGACGGCAATGGTGCCGGGGTCCTTGGAGTGGTTGAGGCTGTTGCCGATCTTGTGGGCGCGGCCGGACTGGAGGTAGTCGAAGATCTCCCAGAACTGCTCCACCAGCGGGTGGTCGGCAGCGAGACGCTGCTCGCGCGCCTTGGCCCGGATGTGCAGGTACTCGGTGAGCCCTTCCGTGAGGTGCCCGGCCATGTCCGGGAAGAGGACCTGCAGGGCCTCTCCGCAGGCCGCGACCTGGGCGTGGTTCTTGATGATGCGCTCGTTCTTGAGCGCGCCCATGGCGGCGTAGTGCGCCTCGATGCGCTCGAAGGCTTCGGTGTACTTCTCGAGGATCTCGCGCTCGCGGCCGAGAGCCGCGGCCAGGAATCCGCCGACCTCGGCCGATGTCTGGCGCTCGAACCAGCGGGCGACCTCGCGCGTGCCCGGACCGTGGTGCTTCTTGTCCGCATGGCAATGCACGATGCGCTGCAGGAGCGCCTCGGAGCCGTCCACTTCCGCGTTTTGCGAGATCAAGAGCGAGGCCTGGAAGAGGTGCTCTTCAACGTCGTTGCTGCGCCGGGCAACGCCCAGGGTGCCGGTGCCGCGGCCGTTGAAGAACGGCTTTACCTCGTCGAAGCCGAACTGCTTCTGCCGGGCGTCCCGCTCGCCGTTGTCGCGGTCGCTCTCGATTATGACCACGGGCATGTTGGACACCTGGGAGAAGGCCCGGCGCCTGCCCGCCGGTGACGACTTGAGCAGGTCGAAGCCCTCGTAGTCGTCCCTGCCGACGCACTTCCACAGAAACTCCAGGATGGTGGACTTGCCCGCGCCGGGCTCGCCGGTGAGTTCCAGGAAGGGGAAGGTCTTGTGCGTGGCGCGGATCTGCTGGACGAAGAGCGAGCCGAACCAGAAGCCCAGCGTGGCCAGCCCCTGCCAGTGGAAGGCGCGGGCGAACTGCTTGAGCCAGCCCGGGTCGAACTTGCTGCCGTCCGTGTTGATGCGGATGCCGTTGAGCACGGACTTGATGCCGGTGCGGTTGATCTCGAAGTAGCCGTGCTTGTTCAGGTCCAGGCGGCGGCCGTTGTGCCATGCGTGGTCCTGGAAGATGTAGGCCTTGGTATCCTTGTCATAGCCGACGAAGGGCAGGGCCTGCACCGTGGTCAGGCGGGAGTTGAGCCAGCGGTCGCGCAGGATCTTCAACTGGCGCATGTCGCCGTCGAAGGTGCCGCCGCGCGAGCGGTTGAGCAGGGCCTTGTGGAATGCATCCGGCGAGGTGATGGCCGTGCCCTCCATCGCGATGATGTCGTCAGGCTGGCCGTTGGCGTAGGCGATGCCGAAGACGTAGCGCTGCTCGTCGACCAGGACGTCGCGTTCCATGTAGAGGAAGCGGGGATGGACGTTCGAGATCTGGTCGACGCCGACGTGGCGGGTGAAGAGTTCCCGGCCCTCGGGCGACTTGAGAACGCTTTCGATTGGGTTTTCCGTGCTCTCCGCAGGGGCCTCCTTTTCGCCCGCCGTCTCCCCTTCCTGCCCCTCCTTCTTCTTGGCCATGATCTGCTGTTCCTGCCACGTGGCAGCCCCCTGGCTGATTTCCTTCTCGAAAGCACTTGGGACGGTGATGGAGAACATGGCGTTCTTGAAGTCCAAGAGGAAGGACATGCGCCGGTTGCGCACGTAGTAGTGGTAGGCCTTCTCCTCCACCGTCTCGGCCATGAAGAGGCGGCCGTAGTAGAGGCGTTCGGAAATGAAGGCGTCGTTGATGCGGCCGGAGCGGTAGAGGTCGTCCCAATCCTGGCCATCGGGCAGGCGGATGACCGTGGCCAGCTCGCCCAGCTCCTTGAGCCGCTTGTGGTGCTTGCGCGACCAGTCGCCCCCGGCCTTGTCCGAATCCAGGGCCACGACCCACCGGATGTTCTCGCCCTTGTGCTCCTGGATGAAAGCTTCCGGGATGTGGTTGCAGGAGAAGGCCGCGGCGACCTTGAACCCGCAGAGGTAGAGGGCGATGGCGTGGAAGATGCCCTCCACGATGAAGCAGCGGTCGCCGCGCTCGAGCTTCTGGCCCGGGGGCGTCCAGACGTCTCCCTGGAACAGCGTCCCGTCGTCCTTGCGCCTGCCGCCGAAGTGGGCCTTCTGCCCGTCCTTCTTGGTGCGGCCTATGAGCCGCTCCCACCAGCGGGTGCGCTCGGGGTCGAGGTAGAAGCGGACCGAGGGGATGTGCTCCGTGGTGCCGGGAACCGGGTAGGCCGCCTGTTCGTACCAGCCGCGCAGGCGCGAAATGTCGAACCCGCGGTCGAGCCCGAGATAGGCGTCGGCCGTGGCGTTGCGGTTTTCCTCGGTGGGCGGGAAGCGGTTGGCGAAGTCGGCGAAGAGGGATGGAAGAGCGGAGCGCACGGGCTCCTCGAACGAGCATTTGTTGAGGCGCTCGCAGCGGAGCACCCAGGGGTGGGCCGTGCCCACGTACAGGGTCTTCTTGCCGCAGCCCGGGCACTTCCCCGCGCGCAGGTACTCGCCCTTTCGCTGGAAGCCGTAGGACGGCTCGGCCAGCAGGGCGCGGACGACTTCTTCCGGGGAAATGTCGTTACGCAGCATCGTTGCGTCCCCCCTTGCCATCGTTCGCCGGGCAGTCCGCGCACAGGGATCTGTACACCCACCGCATAGTGCCCCGGCTGCTCCTGAGACGCGGGCAGGGCCGCAGGTGCGGGAACGCTGCCGCCAAGGCCTTGAGCGCGGCCACCGAGCAGGCGCCAGCCTCCTCCGGCGTCCTTGGACAGCACGGGCTAGGCATGGGCGCGCTCCATGGTGCGCAGGTCGCCGAGCAGGGCCATGCCGCGCTCGAGGACGTCCGATATCTCCTTGATGAGTCGGCGCAATTCGCTGGGCTCGAGGATGTCGTCGGCCACCGCGGAGCGCGCTTCGTCGGCCACGTCCCCGACTTCGGCGAAAATGTCGTTCACGCGCCGCAGGAGCATGTTGCAATCCACGTCCTGGTGGTTCTCGTCTATGCCGTAGAAGGTGGCACGCGCGAGCAGCCAGTGAACGATGGTGAGGTTGCCGACGGCAGCGCAGAAGCTCGGAAGATCGGGGTAGCTCGGGAAGAACTTTTCCGCGGAGAACACCCGTCTGGTCATGGATTCAGACCAGCCAAGGCGGGAGGCTATCTGCGGCAGGGTGAGGCCGCTTTGTTCCACGGCCAGCTTGAAGGCGTCACAGGCGTCGAGATGGTGCAGTGGGCGCGAGTCGTGCTCGGTCATAATGTCGTTCCCTCCTCAGTGGACACACAAGTGGACGGAAAATGCCCTAGCAGGTACGGTCTTCGGTAGCCTCGGGAGCCCTGTTCGCGGCGTCCCACGCTCGGCGAACCTGCTCCGGAGTGACGGCGCCGGAGCGGAGAAGCTCACGGACGAGCAGGCGCAAGGACAGCAGCTTACCGGCGAGGATGAGCACGCGCCGGGTAGGGGGTTTCATGTCGCCGCGTCGGTTGCGGCGGAGGTTCCTGGTGTCCAGGCCAGTGGCCCGGGCGACCTGGCTGTAGGAGCCGTAGAACCTGGCCAGTCGGTGGAGGTGGAGTGATGTTGCGTTCTTCATGTGGCGAAGCTAGGGCGAAACGCCCTAGCAAGTCAAGGGCGTTTCGCCAGATTTCGCTAGGGCAAAATATCCTGTACCCAGAAGGGATGAAAAACGACGATCAATTCGAGCGCGTGTTTGTGGCCCTGGTCGCGGAGCGTGTGGAGGATATGGGCATGTCGCATGCCGAGTTCGGCAGGCGCGTGTTCGGGGGCGGAGACTCCGGCGTGCGGCTCTGGCGTAGTGTTCGTGACGTGGACGGGCGCGGCCGGAGGCTGACCATCGGAGAGGCTTACCGCATGGCCGAGGCGCTCGGCACGGACTTCCCTAGCTTGGTTTGGAACCTCTGCCAGTCTGCCCGCAACAGGGGGATGCTGCCCCAGGATAAGAGCGAACAGCGTAATGGCAATTAGGGCATACTGCCCTACATTGTCATCGTGTCATAGGGCGAATCGCCCCAGAATGGCCTCCGCAAGGAGGTCTATTGCGTGATGTCCAACCTAGTGAACTGCCAAAAAATAAACTAAGATTTCCCAATATATTAGGTGCTGGTCTGCTGGCGGTGCGTGTGCCGTCACCTTGCAGGCCCTTGCATGGCCTTGCACTCCTCGCAATCCATCCTCTCTCGCGTCTTCCTTTGCCTGCCGTGCCTGCCGCCGCCCTTTGCACCCCCTCGACCATTGCGCGTTTCCGCTCGAAAAACGGCGAAGGTTTGGGGCGGAGGAGTGATTTTTTTCCGGGGGGCGGGCGCTTTTGCGTGCGGGAAGGCGGGGGGGCGAGCGAGGCGAGAGGAGGTCGCGGATAGCGCGGCTGGGGCGGGGAACAGGGAAAGGGCTGGCGATTTTTCGCCAGCCCTGGGGGCGTGGCCACGGACTTTTGCCGTGCCACGATGTGCAAGGGAGGCTAGGCGGCCATGACCTTCTGCAGGCGGTCAGCCGCGAGGGCGGTGTACTCCTGGGAGAGCTCAATGCCGATGTAGCGGCGCCCGGTAGAAAGGCAGGCTTCTCCCGTGCTGCCGCTGCCCGCGAACGGGTCGAGCACGACACCGCCCGGCTTCGTCGCCTCGAGGAGATCCACGAGCAGGGGCACGGGCTTCTCGGTCAGGTGGATCTTCCGGGCCGCGTTGACGTTGTGCCGGTAGACGCCGGGCAGGCACCGGCGGCTGAAAGTCCCGGGCTTGCCCTTGCTGGCCGTGACGACGAACTCCGCGTCGCGCTTGAAGTCGCCCAGGACGGGACGGGCGCTCGGCTTGTGCCAGACGACCAGGCCCCGCCACATCCAGCCCGCGGCCTGCACGGCATCGGTCATGGCCGGAAGCTGCCGCCAGTCGGTGAAGACCATGAGCCGCGCCCCGGGCACGGCGACGCGCCAGCACTCGGCCAGCCAAAGCGAAGCCCACAGGGTGAAACTCCGCTGGTCGCGGTTGTCGCCGATCATGGCCGGATAGCTGCGCTTGGTCCTGGTCTGCTGGTACTTCTTCGCCGGGTCGGCCTGGCGCGCGCCCATGGTCATGCCGCCGCTCGAGTAGGGCGGGTCGGTGAGGACGGTGTCTACCGAGCAGTCGGGAAGGGTGCGCAGGATGGCGAGGGAATCGCCGTGGTGCAGGGTCGCGCGGTCAGTGTCGAGAATGGGCATGAGATCCTCCAGCAAGAGGCTCGCGGCCTTCCTGTCTGGGGCTCATGGCCCTCACGTGATTGTCCGCCCGGCAGCGCGGGCAGCGAATGTGCAGGGTTATGACCTCGCCGCGCGCCAGGAGCTTGCCGCAGTGGCCGCAGCGGATCTCGCGTTCGTCCGTCATCCCCATTATCCCGTGATGCCGCCGATGTTGTTTCGATGGGCGCCGAGGCTGGCGGCGTGCGAAGAGACGGCCCCGCCCTGGTCGATGACCTCCGTGAGCGGGTGGGTGTGCGTGGCCAAGACCTGCAACGCCGCGCGGATCTCGTCGAGGCAGGCGAGCAGCTCGGCGAAGAGGCTCAGGCCTCCGCCGTTGTCCGACAGGAAGGTGATCGTGCCTGCGGCGCTCAGGAGGATGTTCTCGGCCCGGAGGGTCTTGCTTCCCCCGGCTGTCTCGGTGCTGTCGCCCGAGACGGCGAGGACCTGGTCGGCTCCGATTTCCTCCGAGCGCGCGCCGCCAACATGCGTGGTCTGGCCGCCCTGGACCGTTTCCGTCCGGCTTCCGGCCACGTCTATGGCCCGGTTGCCTTTGACCGTGCTCGCGTGGTCGCCGCCTACAGTCTCCGTGGCCGCGCCCGCCGTGGAGTGGCTGGAATTGCCCCCGGCCGTGAGATGAAGGTCGCCGAGTGTCCCCAGGTCGGCCCGCACCCCGGCCAGCATGGCCAGGACGGTTCCGACCTCGAGCGTGCGCATGCCCTCGACTTCGACGGTCGAGTGCTCGGAGATCCGCCGCACCTCCCGCGCGACCTCGGTCGTGGCCTCCACGGCCTTGACCAGGCGGGTGATGGAATCGTCCGTAATGGCCGCGTCCGTGCTTCTGGTCCAGTTTCCTTCGGCGTCTGCCCGCTGGAACACGGTCGGCGACTGCTGCGCCAGCCACTCCCCGGGCGCGATCTCCGGCAGCGAGACGCCCATGGGGTAGATCTGCCGGATGATGGGATGGTCGGGCCGCCCGTAGGCGAAGCCGACCACGGCCAGCGCGCCTGGCTCGGGGAAGGAGTAGGTGCCGCGCTCCTGCCCTGCTCCGGCAGGAACAGGCAGGGGCACGGCCGTGTAGGTCGGGAAGGCCTCGTCCGGCTCGAGGTCTGGCGTGAGGATCTGGATGTCCACCGCGTAGCGCGGGCGGAATCGCTCGCACGTCGCCCCCTCGCCGGGCTGATCGGCCACGGCCGTGACGCGCGCATAGCGGTCCAGGTGCAGGCCGCCGGAAAGCTCGGGGAAGGCGCGGAGAACCGCGGCCCTTATTGCGTCTTGCACACGACCTCCATTTGGTGGCCCGACATGCGGACCGAGGCGACGCGCTCGCCGTTCAGGAGCACGCCGGGGCGCAGCCCGGGAATGGCGGCGATGCTCCTGGACGTTGCCGTCGCCTTGGCGAAATAGGTCGCCGGAATGGTGACGCCCGCCTTCGCCCAGCGCGAGTCGCCCCAGGAGCCGACGAAGACTTGCCCGTCCCCCTGCGCCTGCCACAGGTAGTCCGTGATGCCGAAGACATCGCCCAGGGTGGCCATGCCGTGGAACCCGGAGCCCAGGCCGTAGAATGCCGGGACCTTGGTCGAGGCGTAGGCCTTGTCCGGCACGATGAAGGAGAGGCCCGTTGCGTCCGCGTAGGCCGCCACCACGTCGCGCAGTGTCGGGTGGCGCAGGGCCAGAGGAATGGATGCGTCGAGCCGGGCCGTGACCTCGCGGCAGAAGAGGCGTTGCTGCGAGGCGTCCACCGGCGTGCACCGCTCCACATCCCCGGAGAAGAAGAGCGTCATGGCGTCGTCGAAGTTCCACCCCAGGGCGAAGGTGACGGGGCCGGAAAGCGCCTGGGTAGCGCGCACCTGAAACACGGCGCGCCCTGGGCGGTCTATGTCCAGGCGGATGTCCTCTGCCGCCAGGGGGACGTCCTCGCCGGACACGAGCAGGCGCTTGATGAGCCTCACTGCTGCGTTTCCTCGAAGTCGCCGATGGCGGCATTCTGCGACTTGAGCCATTTCTCGAAGGGCGAAAGATCCTCAGTGCTCGAGGCGTCTGCCGAGGACGGGGTCACGCTCTGCCCGGCGTTCTGCTGGGTGGTGGTCGGTTTCGGCGTCTCCCTGGCCTCGGCCCGTTCCGGCACGGAAATGTGCTCGGCCAGGGTGAAGGAGACGAGCCAGCAGCGCTTGCCCTCCTGCTCGTCCGCCTTGAAGTCGCCGGAAAAGTAGCCCTGGCGCATTCCCGCCGCGTTGGCCGTGCGGTTGGTGACGGTGTAGACCGTGTTGCTGCCGCCGCTCCTCGCCTCGGCCACGCGGGTGAGGTCGCGCAGGTCGCTTTCGTCGATGAAGCGGATGAAGATCTTGCACTCGAGCTGCTTGCCCTTGGTGCCCTTTCCTGCCTTGGCGGCGGCAGACGTGTCGCCGCTCGCGTCCTCGTCCTTGAACTTGAGGCCGAGGGACACCTGCAGGCCGTAGCCGGGAACGGTGAAGTCGTTGAGACGCAGGAAGCTCACAGGCCCTCCAAAAGGTTCTGCAGCCCGAAGGCCTCCTTGTAATAGGCGACCTGGGCCACTGTGCCGTACCAGCAGACCGCGGCGCAGCATTTGCTCGCGGCGTCCAGGGGCGGCGCGACCGAGGCGAGCAGGCGGGCTATGGGCACCGCGAGCCCCTCCAGGTAGACGCCGAACCAGCAGGGATCGGCCCCGGACATGCCGCGCTCGAGCGCGGCGAGATCCTCCTGGTGTCCGGCCATGGCCGCGGCGCGCTTGGCGGCGAAGGCCGCCAAGCGCGCCGCGGGAGGCGTCTGCGCCGCCGCGCCGCCTTCTGCCATAGCGAGCTGCGCGCCCATGGCGCGCGACGTGGCCAGCCCCGTGGCGCCCTTCTGCGGGGAGGCCTTGCCCCACGCCGGATAGCCTGGGGCCTCAGGTATGGTGAATTTCTGCGTCTCCAGGCCGGAAAGGGCGCGCGCCCTGCGCCCGGCCTGCTGCAATTCCGTGATGGGCATCACGCGGCCGAAGGCGTCGAGGGAGTCGGCCAGCCTGCCGGGCTCCGGCGCCGCGATGAGCAGCAGCACGAGGGCCGTGTCCGTGGTCGGCAGGCCGTTTTTGTCCTGCGCGAGGCTGCCCAGGCTCGTGGCCACGGCGGACACGGCCGCCTGCGGCGTAAGGTAGGCCTGGTCCCCTTTCCGTTGTCCTATCCCGTGCTGGTAGGGGGTGACCGCAATGTAGCGCGCGGAATCCGCGAACATGCCGGAGGTCTTCCCCCGCATGTCGGCAACGGCCTGCCCGCTTTCCGGGTCAGGCTGCGAGTCTGGAAGCCCAAGCCCACCGAGCCCGGCGGAGCCGGAGGCCATGGACGCGCCGATGTCGGCGAGCGGACCTGCCAGGCCCTGGCCGATGGTGGCCACGGCCGGAGGTGGCGTGAAGGAGACCGGCGACCACATGCTACACGCCCCACACCTTGAAGGAGCGCCTGGCACGGGCTTCGGCTGCGTGGCGCAGTCGGTCCTCCGGCCAGTCGGCGCCGGGCTGGTCCGGCTGGCCGTGGATCTCGACGAGACGCTGGTAGTGGATCTCCACCAGGTCCTCGATACTCATGCCGACGCTCACGCACGCCCCCAATGCGAGGCTCCGAACAGGCGCACGGCCAGCCAGTAGGCCCAGGCGCGAACAGGATAGCCGCGCTGAATCATGCAGTCCCGCAGCAGGCGGTCGGCCCAGGCGCGCCACTCGGCCGGGCCGCCCTGGGTGTAGGCGAGGTCGTGCGCGTCGCAGCATCCCTCCCACGGCGGCATGTGGCCGGAGAGCCGGACCCACAGGGCGGTGATCTCCCCCGCCCCGCCGCAGCCGTTGCAGCCGGGGGGCAGCATCACGCGCCCTCCGGCAGGGTGTAGGAAACCACGATGGCCGCGACGGCCGCGCGGGCCTCGTCCTCGTCCGTGATGTCTTCGGTGGCGTCGAGCCGGTCCTGATACGCCAGGCGCTGGCCGATGACGGTTCCGGAGACGACTTCCCAGGCCGCCTTGTTGGCGATGATGCGCTGCGCCAGCTCGACCGGGTCCATGCCTCGATTCGAGGCGATGGCCCGCACCATGGGAGCTGCGGCATCGGGGTCGGCGACCAGGGCATCGGCCTGGGCGGCCTGCTGGTCCCAGGTGGCGATTTCTGTCTCGCAGTACTCCCGCTTGAGGGGAGCGAGGATGGCCTCGGCCTGGTCGCGGATCTCGCTCTGCTTGGCCGCGCGGATCTCGTCGAGGGGAACGAGCGGAGCTTCGTCGCTCCAGTCCTGCGGCAACGCCCCCAGTTCGGTGATGGTGTACGGCTCGCCGTTGATAAAGCCCGCCGCGCCTCGGTGGTCTTCCACCTGCCTCCACGCGTCTCCGGCGGCGTTCAGCACGCTGGCATACCCGGCCTGCGGAGCGGGCGGGGCCATGGTGGACGCAGCGGACGGCAGGGCGACCCACGGCGCGGGCGGCGTCCACTCCTCGGAGCGCATATACTCTCTGGTCTTGGAATCAATGATGTAGATCAGCATGAAGACCTCCTAGACGTAGATGAGGTACATCGTCGCGCAGTTGCGGGGGCGGGTCTCCGACCCTCCGGTCGCGCTGGAATCGACAAAGATGCCGTAAGAGCCAGAGACATTGCCGCCCGCCGCGCTGCCACCTGCCGCCGGTACGCGGACAGAGTGGGTATGCGATTTCAGATCATCCGCCTGGGCGCTACCGAGCACTCGGCCGGAGTCCACGCCTCGCCCGTGATCCCATCCGCGCGGGAATTGGCCTCGCCTGTCCTGCAGCCGGATGTATCCGCCAGCCGGGTCGCGAGTGCCTCCCGATGTGCAGCGGTACCAGGCCGGACACGTGGAGTTGGCCTCCTGGCCGGGCCATTTCCGCAGAAGGCGCGGAAACATGTTCAGGTCCACAACATCGCCGTTGAGTTCGAGGCCGAGGGGCAGGCCGTCGGAGAGTGTGGGAATCGCCTCCGCCTCCCACTCGACGATGGAGCCGCCGAGCATGTCACGCATGCTCTTGGTCGTGTCCATGGCTGCCAGCGCGGCCGCAAGCTGTTCCTGTGTCACCGCCCCGACCTGTTCGGCAGAGAGCGCGATGGTCTTCGGTCGGAGGTCAGTCACCGTGCCGTCTTCGGCCACGGAGGCCACCTGGACGCAGGAGTGCGGGGTGTTGAAGGGCGCGTCCTCGGTGTAGTCGGGCACGTCCGCGCCGGGCGCGACGAAGACGGGCGTGGCCGTGGCCACGACGTCGGAGCCCTGGGGCTCCATGCACACGTCCAGCCAGACGTCGCAGGGAAGCTGCGGGGGCACCACGGGCAGCAGGGCGGGCAGGGCCGCGCGGATGCCCTCCACATAGCCGTGCCCGGCCTGGAAGCTGTAGTTGCCCGCGTCGTTCACCAGCAGCCAGCCGTCGTCGGGGAACGCGGCGCGCCCGTAAATATCCCTGTTGGAGAGGCGTTCGCGCTCGTCGATCCCCTTGAGGCGCACGGTGAAGTCGATCTGCCAGGTGGCGGCCTCGACGGTGATGCCGGTGAGGTCGGCAGCTCCGGAGAACTGGAGCATGAAGTTTCGGCTGAGGTTGTTGCCCGCCTGCCCGGTCGCCTGGTCCGTGCGCCGTTTCGAGAGGGTCGGTAGCCAGGCCGCGGCCACGAGGGTGTCGTGCTCGCTGCAATAGAGCCCCTGCCAGTTGAAGTCGAAGTCGCCCACGTCGGAGCCGAGCAGGGCGGAGTAGACCACCATGTTCGGGCTCACGAAGGCCTTGAACTCCGGCGGGATGTCGTAGCTGAAGACGACGTCCGCCTGCGGCAGCGGCTGGGAGCGGTCGACGGCCTGCGTGGGGTCCAGTCCCTGGACGTCGGCGAAGATGATCTTGTCGATGACGAGCGGGGTGCCCTCGGCTTGCAGGCGCGCTATGAGCGCCTCCCCGGCATAGGTGATGCTGCTGCTCATGCGCGAGCCTCCACGGTGCTGTACTGGTTGTCGAAGGTCCCGAGCCGCGCGCGTACCGCCAGGGGCGGCACGGACGCGCAGACCGTCGAGTGGTCGAGGTCGAACGTCCCGTGCCCGCAGGTAGCGGTCGCGGTGATTCGGGAGACGAGGTGGTAGCGGCGGCAGGTACGGCCGTAGTCCTTGACGATGATCTCGACCAGGCCCTGGCAGGCGGCCAGGCGCTCGTCGTCGAGCACGATGCCGATGATGTCCCAATCCTGCCCGGCGATGCGCTCCTGGAGCTCCACGTCGCCGACCTCGAGCCGCTGGAAGATCCGCGCCCAGCCGTTCACGCTCCCGGCGTCGCGGGCGTTGGCGTAGGCATAGGCCACGCGCAGACGGTAGGAGCGCTCGGGCTCGCCCTTGTAGGCGCTTATCCCGCGCTGCCACGCCAGCAGGTCCAGGATGGACGCGGAGCAGGAGAGCGGGTCGAGCTGCTTGGCGGGCAGGGCCGCAGCCTCGCCGAGCCTGGCGAACCACTCCTTTGCGGCTGCGGCGAGCTTGTCGGCCTCGGCCCCCGCCATCCAGAAGGGCAGAGACGGGGCGTCCAGTTCCGGCGCGTCGCTCATGCCTCGACCCCGAGCGATACGGTCAGGACGTCCAGTTGGGGCAGCTCGAGCAGGGCGACGATGTCCTCGCGGTCGAAGACCACGGAGCGCAGGTCGGGCAGACCGGCGTGCAGCTCCTCGGACAGACGGCTGAAGGAGAAGCGGGAGTACGGGAGAACCTTGGTCACGGTGTAGTCCGTGTTCTCGCGGAATGCACAGCGCACGCGGTTCTCGACCTCCAGCCGCAGAGCCTCCGCGCGCTCCTGGCTCGCGGAAATCACGGGGTAGACCGTGACCCCGAGCGTCACCGGCAGGGGCGCAATGGGCATGCAGAGCATGTCGTCGCCATGGCCGTGGTTTCCGGAATCGCGGATGAAGTCGTTGATGGAGTCGATGAGCGCCTGGGGCGGGATGCCGCTCTCCACCATGACATGGCAGTTGGCCGTGCCGGGGCCGCGCGGGCCGTCCTTCTCGAAGAAGAGGTAGTCGATGCGCAGGGGGAAATTCTCGACGATGAGCGCCTTGTAGGCGGCGTCCTGGTGGTACTGCCCCACGGCCGCGAACTGGTTCCGGCACCGCAGGCGCAAGGCCTCGTCGTCCTCCTCGTCCGTCCCGGCCTGGGTCAGCCAGTCGGCGGAGTTGGCCACGGTCGTGACGCCGGGCACCGGCTTGGGGAGGATGGAGTAGTAGCCCGGCCCAAGGTTGTAGGCCGTTCCCGGCTTCTCCGCCTGCACGGCCACGTCCAGGCTCGTCTGGCCTTCGGGAATAACGGCCTCCGCCGTCGTCAGCACCCTGTAGGTCATCCCGGCCAGGTCCGGGGATTCAACCGCCGTGGCCGCCGGAATGACCAGCTCGCCCACAGCAGAAGCCCGGGTGAACGTCACGGTGCCCTCGGCCGAAGTTGCCGCCTTGCGCGTCACGTCCACGCCCCAGGCGTAGATGTCGAGCCACGTCCCCGAGGCGTAGCGCAGGAAGACGTTGGGCAGGGCGTGCTGCACGAGCAGGGAGACCAGCCACTGCGCCGGAGCCGTGACGATGGCGGAAATGAGTCGCCAGAACGGGGACCAGGCGCTGTTGTTGGTGATCTGGCTGCCCTGGGCGGTGTTGATCGCGTCCCAGGCCTGCTGCATTTCGTCCTGTGTCACCGGCATGCCCGCCTCGCGGAGCATCCCGGTGAAAAGCTCGTTGGCGCTCGTGTCGGCCATCACGCCTCCAGTTGCAGCCCTATGCTGCCGTATTTCACCGTTTGCGCGGTGAGCCAGTATTCGCCGGGCGAAGATTCCTCGACGCGCGTCGTGCCGGGCACGATGCGCTCGTCGTCGTCAACGGCGATGGTGATCTTGACGATGTTGGTCGCTCGCTTGCGGGCGTCGCGGTTGGCGATGATCTCCACCAGCAGGCCGGATTCCCGGATCATGTGCGAGATGTCCTGGGCGATGGAGGCGCGGCCGTCGAGCATGGTGGGGTTGCCCCCCGCGTCCAGGGTCAGGTCGTCGTCGGTGATGCGCAGGTCGATGTAGTCGGCCATTATCCGGCTCCCAGGGCGGCCCACTCGTCCAGCTCGGCCGGAGTCATGGGGGTCTGGCTGTTTATGTGCACCTGCCCGATGGTGGTCTGCTTCGCGCTGTTGCGGTTCACGGTGTTGGCGTAGGACCGCATGAGCCCTCCGGCGGGTACGGCCGCCGTGCGCGGTGCCTCGAGCATGGGGGAAGACGACTGCTGAGCGGGGGCTTCGACCGCGGCGGCAACGGTGCTCGTGGTCTTCGTGATGCTGGCGTTGACCGCGGCGTCCGCGCCGAACTTCGATTTCAGCCAGTCCCAGGCGCCCCCCAGGGCCTTGATGGGTGCGAGCAGGGCCTCGATGGTGGCCATGATGGCCTGTCCCCACGACGTGTCCAGGAACGCCGCCTTCAGGTCGTCCCACCAGTAGATGAGCGCCCCCACGGCCGCGATCAGGGCGATGATGCCGACCACGACCCAGGTCGTAGGGTTGGCCCACAGGGCTCCGTTGAGCAGCCACTGCGCCGCAGTCTGCATGCCCGTGACCTTCGTCAGGAAGCCGATGGCCGCGCCCACGATGCGCAGCGGGCCGCCTATGCCGAGCAGGGCCAGCTTGCTCACGGCCGTGGCCGCGGCGAGCACGCCCATGGCGGCGGCCAGGGACATGGCGGCGATGGCGCCGTAGCCTATCCACCTGGCCACGTTGGGCGCTATGTTTATCCAGCGGTTGAGGGTCTTCAGCACGTCGAGGAATTTGCGGCCGACCATGGCCAGGGGCGGCAGCAGCTTCTGCCCGAAGGACGCGGACACGGTGGAAAGCGCCCCCCCGAGCTGCGCCCATATGTCGGTCATGCGCGCGGCCATCTGCCGGGCCTTGTTCATGCCCTGGACCTGTCCGAGGGCGTCTATGGACGATGCCAGTCCGCCCGTGTCGGCCATGAGCTGCTTGATGAGCGAAACGGCCTCGTCGGAGCCGAAGGCCTTCTTGAGCACGTCGCCCTCGGCGACGCTGAACGTGTCGCCGAACCTGGCCTTGAGCTTGCCCAGGATCTCGACCATGCCGAGCATGTTGCCCTGGCTGTCCGTGAACTGCATGCCGAGGGTCTTCTGCGCGTTACCCACGCCAGCGAGGAACGCCTTGTACTTGGTGCCCGCCTCGCTGCCGCTCATGGTGCTCTGCAGCGTGCCCAGGACGGCCATCTGTTCCGACGCCGCGATGCCCGCGGACGTGGCGTTCGCCCCCACGGCCGTGAAGGCCGCGCTCAGCTCCGTGCCCGTGGTCTTGAACATCTGCACGGCCGTGGCGGTCTGCCCGGCGAGCTGCTCAACCCAGGTGGCCTTGCCCATGCGCTCGGCCTGGTTCTTGAAAATGCCGTACATGGTGCCCATGTAGGAGGTGATCGTGCCCACGTCGGCCTTGGTGGCCTTGGCCAGGGTGCCGCCGGCCGCCGTGAACGTGGCCAGCTCCTTGCCGGAGAGGCCGGAAATGGCGGACTGGATGTCGTAGGAGGAGCTGACCACCTGCGCGGCCGTGCCGCCGTACTCCATGGCGAAATTCTCGGCGGCGGACTGGAGGTCGGCCAGGGCCTCCTTGCCCACGTCCAGGCTGCCCACCTCTCCCAGGGCGCGGTTCAGGTCTATGGCCGGGCTCACCATCCCCTCGATGGACGAGCCCAGGCCCTTCGCCCCCAGCCAGCCGGTGCCGATCTTGAGCATCTGGTTGTGCACCGTGTTCGCCATGCCGGAGAGGGATTTGCGCAGGGCGCCTACTTTTTTCGACGCCTCGTCGCGCATCCCGATGGCAAATTCGAGCCGTTCGAGCCTGCTGGCCATGTCCTATCCCCTGAACGCCTTGGCGATGCCGTTGGCCACGGCGACCGCCATCTTCTCCCAGTGGTCCTTTTCCAGGAACAGCGCCTCTGCCATGCTTTCGGAGTCCACCGCGCGGGACGGGAACCACCTGCGAGAGAGCGCCGCGTATTGCCCCACGGCGCTTTCCCCGATGGCTGCCGCCCGCGCCTCTATTCCCCCAGCTCGATCTCGAGGTCGGGGGTGAACTCCTCGAGCAGCTTGGCCGCGATCTGCACGCCAGCGCCGGGCAGCTCCAGGATGGCCTTGATGTCATCACGGCTTTCGGCGCAGACCGTGCGCATGAGGAAGTTGCGCGCCGGGCCGGTCTTGTTGGTCGGCTGGAGGGCGTTCAGATAGGCGTCGTAGGTCGGCGTATCCACGTCGAAGGCGACGTCTTTGCCGTTGATCTTCAGGGTGATTCGCTTCTTCATCGTCCTTCTCCTTGAGGTTTCGGGGCTACGGTCTGCGCGCCCCGCCGAAAATGACCGCGCACAGGTCAGCGATGCGGCCCTGCATGGCGTCCAGGATGCTGCCGCCCGAGTAGGCGGAGACGCTCGCGCAGGCGACCTTGACCGTCTCGGGTATTCCCGTGAGGTCCTGCAGCAGCATGTGCGTCACGACGCCGGAGAACAGGGCCACGAGGCAGGAGCAGGCCCATACCCACATGGACCGTTCCCGGCACTTCGCCGCGCGGGCCATGCCGCCGAGCACGGAAAGCATGATGGTCAGCCACATGCTGCCCACCCATTCACGCGCGCTTTCAATCATCTGCCTGTCCCCATGTCCTTCTTCTCCTGCGTGCCGTCGCCGTCCGCCCAGGACCGGAGCGCGGCCTTGTCAGCGTTGCAGGCGTCCAGGGCGGCGGCGAGGTCCAGGGCGTATTCGACCAGGTCGGCGTTCGTCCTACCGGTCCAGCGGGGCCGCGCCGTCTCGCGGAGCAGCTCCGGCGGCGGCGTCAGGCGCTCCACCACCGGCACCGTCACCACCGTCTGCCTGCCGGAGCACGCGGCGCACAGCAGCAGGCACAGGCTCAAGAGCCCAAGGGCGAGTCTCCGGGTCATTGCGGGTAGCCTCCTTCAAGGACGTCTGTTCGCTGCGCCGCCGCGTCGAGATCCGCGCGACCTGTTCGTCGCGCTTGGCGATGGCCGCGTCGCGCGCCGCGACTTCGGCATGCAGCGCGGCGATGGCCGCGTCCTTGGTCTTGCCCGCGGCCTTGAGCACGGCGACGTCCACTTCCGCCGCCGTCAGGTCCGCCCGCAGGCCCTTGATGGTGTGGCCCTGCCACCAGCAGGCGGCGGCCAGGGCGAGGATGATGAGGCCTGTCCCCGCCAGCCCCCAGGTGGTGAGGTTGCCCATTACGCCAGCCCCAGGGCCATGTCGGAGGCCTTGTCGTAGGTGGCGTCGGAGTAGTGGGCGTCCCAGCCGCTGCCGCATTCGTGGGCCACGATGGCCCGCATGAGCTGCGGCAGGTTGGCGGCCACGTCGACGGGCTCGTCCGGGGAGACGCCCATGCGTTCGGCCACGTGGGCGATGTATCCGGCCGTGTCGTTCTCGCAGGCGGGCGCGTAGCGGGTCAGGATGCCGCGCACGGTGTTGAGGCCGTAGTCGCGCTCGTACCGGAGCAGGATCTTGCCCAGGGCGCGCAGGCCGTCCTCCGGCGTGTCGAACGTCTCGAAGGCGGTATCCTCGCCCTCGACCTCGCCGCGCCAGTCGGCGGCGCTCTTGCGGATGTTCCCGGGGTTGTTGTTGCGGATGCCGCGCGGGGTGTTCATGCGTCTTCCTCATGCTTCGTCTGGCAGTTGATGCACAGGCGCACGCCGGGCACGGCCTCGCGCCTGGCAAGGGGGATTTTCCCGCCGCACTCCTCGCAGGTCTCGCGGCTCGGGCCGCTGGGGCGCGCGGCGCGCATCCTGGCCAGGGATTCTTCCCGGTGGATGTATTCGCGCTCCCCGGCGATGTCGGCGGCGTCCATGGGCTACTCGCTCCCGGTCAGGCTGCTCGAGCTGCTGCTCGTATTGTCGAGCAGGCCCGCGATGTCGGCGGAGGAGAGGTAGGGAACGCCGTTGATGTGGACGAAGTCCGGGGACGTCACCATGAATTTGACCTTGGAGACGTGCTTCTCCCCGCCCTTCTTGTCGATGTCGAGGAGCGATTCGACCTTCAGCTTGCAGCCGAAGGCCTCGACCTTCAGCTCTTCGCTGGCCCCGGTCTTGGCGTAGAAGAGGATGTCGAACTCCGGGAGCTGGCGGAAGCTGCCCGCGGCCTTGGCCGCGTCGGAAAGCAGGCCGATGCCGAGGGCGTCAAGCTCCAGCTCGCCGTCGGCCTTGACGTCGCCGTCCACCCAGCCGTTGGGCACGCCGTTGTCCTGCGCCACCTCGGTGGAATCCTCGATGGTCAGGCTGCATTTGTTCACATGGACGGCGAGGTCGCCGACCTGGACGTCGAAGTTTTTTCCGGAAATGCGCTGCATGGTTCACCTACCCGTAGTTCGTAAGATCGAGGAGAATGTTGCAGGTAATGGTCTTGGGGCAGTTGTAGGGCCTGACCGCGATGTAGATCTCCACCTGGTATTTGGTGGGCCAGGAGATGACGATGTCGCCGTCCTTGGGCGGCTCCACCTCGCCGGGGAAGATCTCGCCGAGGATCTTGCGGCTCTTGGACATCTCGCGCAGGGGCCGCATGAAGTAGGTCTGCGCGGCGGCCGTGCTGGCCGGGGTGTTGTTGATGCGGCGGTCGGCCACCCTGGCCACGGCCAGGGGGTAGATGCGGCGCATGACCTTCTGCACGGTGCGCAGGTTCTCGATGACCTCGAAGTCGCCGCCGGGCACGTCGAGCACGTTGCCGTCGCCCCAGTACATACCGGGGTAGTCCGGGTACCACTGCGGCACGGAGAAGCGGGCCTTGTCCAGGGCGTCGAGCACGGACATGTCCAGGACGCGGCCGGAGGAATCGACCGGGCGCGTGGTCCACTCGCCCACCAGGGCGCCGGTGGCCACGCGCATGGGCGAATCGGCCACGGTCACGGAGCTGTTGGCCAGGCGTCCGGCGTAGGTGCCGATCTCCGGCCCCCACACCGTGGCCACGGGGCTGACCTGGTCGGCGGCCACGTTCAGGGTCAGGGGCCGCACGGCGTCCAGGAACTGCTCCCAGGTCTCCGTGGGCAGCGGTGCGCGGCTCCGGGCGATGAAGAACAGCGGGCGCATGTAGCGGGCCATGATGCTTTCGGCCTTGGCCTGCATGTCCTCGATCTCCTCGACCGCGGTCACGGGGTCCACGATGACGACGGCTTCCACCGAGGTGCGCTCCATGGCGAAGTCCACGGCATCGGCCCAGGCGGCTCCCTCGGCCAGGGGGATGACGCAGCCGTTCCAGTTCTGCCCGGCGTTGAGGCGCGCGGCCGAGATGTTGGCTTTCAGGTCCGAGTCGTCGGCGCCGAGGACGCCGTCCAGGTCCGTCTCGCTGTTCATGGTCACGAGCGCGCCCTCGTTCACCCCGGCCCCGCGCCCGATGAACAGGAAGTAGCCCTCGACCGCGGGCAGAGCCCCCTGGACGAGGTTCAAATTGTTGATCTGTACCTTTCCGAGCATGTGGGTCTCTCCTACCTGGGCACGCTGCCCAGCACGGTTTTAGCGAGGCGCTCGCACATCTTGTCGGCCTCTGCCGAGGTGACGCCGAGGAAGGTTCTGGCCGGAACGGTGTCGCGCCAGGACTGCTTTCCCTGCGCCTTCTGGGTGCGCATGAGTCGCAGGACGATACCGGCATGGCCGAGGGTGAAATGCTTCTCCAGCCAGGTGACGGTGACGCGCTTGGGGCGTCTGCCGCCGCCCTTCATGGGCACCATGAGGCGGTAGCCCTCTCGGACGAGGGCCTGGGCCTGCCTGCGGGTGCACGGCTTGTCGTAGTTGGGGCGGCCGTAGACCTTCTCCGCCTTCTCCGGGGTCCAGTCCTCGCCCACGCCACGCTGGTGGCGGAAGGCGATCTTCGCGGTGAACCCCGACTTCCAGGTCACGAGGGCGCCGCCAGCCTCGGAGCGGGAGACGACTTCCATGCCCTTCGCCAATCCTGCCAGCATGGCGCGGTCGGCCCGCGCCTGCTTGCGCGGGGAGAAGGGGCCTCCATCCACCGTCTCCTGGCGGCGGATGTTGCGGCGCGCTTGGGTGCGCACGTAGCCCGCGAGTCTGCGGGCGTACTTCATGCGGTCGCGGATCTCGCCGCCGAGGGCTGCGAGCTGCTCGTCCAGGCGGGCGGAGCGGGAGGAATCCCACCAGTCGGTGAGCATCGGCGCGTCAGCCACGGTGCCCCTCCATGCCCGCCAGGGAATCGGCCGCCGTGATGTCAGGCTCGGCGACGCGCCAGCGTTTGCCGTTGAAGGCGATGGGGCCGGGTCCGGCCTCGTCGGCCACGACCGAAATGAACTCCTCGAACTCGCAGGCCAGCTCGAAGTCGCAGGTCAGGTTGTCGTTGAGCTCGACGTCGACTTCCGGGTCGAGCAGGCCCTCCCGGTCGGCGTCGTTGTCCTCGAGCCAGCCGAGGATAATGGCCAGGAGCGCCGGGCCGTCCCCGGCGTAGCGCTCGATCTGGATAACGGCGTCGTACTTCCAGACGCCGATTTCGATCTGTTCGATGGTGCCGTCAGGCCCCCCGAACCCGAGGTGACGGCCGGAGGGGGAAAGGTTGCCCTTGTCCGCGTAGGCGTGGATCTGCTCGCGCTTGATCCCGGTGGCAGCCTCCAGGTGGGCGACAAGGGCGGCTATCTTGCGCATCAGACCAGCTCCACGGCGATGCGCCCGTTGCCGAGCAGGTCGGCGATGGCGTCGTGCGCCCAGGCCAGATACCTGTCCGCCGTCTCGGGCGCTTCCTTGGCCTCGTTCCTGGCCGCCTCGCGGCGGTCCATGGTGGCGAACTGGCCGAGCAGCAGGGCCTTGGCATGGCAGTACACGGCGCGCTTCCAGACCAGGACCGCACCGCCGGAGAGTCCGGCATAGGGGATGTCGGCCAGCGCGGCCATGCCCTCGGCCTCGCGCTCCGCGCGCCAGGACGCGAGCTGCCTTGCAGCCCACATCATGGCCAGGGTCAGGTGGTCGATGACGAGGGCTTCCGCGAACTCCGCTGGCAGGCGGTAGACGCTCTGAAATTCAGCGACGGCAAGGTCGGGATACCAGCCGTCTCCGGTGATGGTGGCCGTGGAGGCCGTGTCTGGCAGGGCGTTGAAGCTCATGCGTCCCCCGGATTGGGGGCTGCCCGTGGCCTTCGGTCATCCGCGCCCCGCGCGGTGCCTCGGCCCGGGCAGCCCCGGCCGGTACGAGGAGGTTCTATCCGTTCGCCTCGTCCGCCTTGTCGGCCCCGGAATCCTCCGGAGCCGACGCGGCGGGTGCGGGCGTGGTGGTGTCGGTACGGGACAGGCGCTTGCGCACGCCCTCCAGGGCCGTCTTGACCTTGGCCCCGAGGTCCATGGCTCGTTCCAGGGCGCCGGACGCGGCCTGGAGGTCGCCGTCCTTCTCGGCCTGGAGGCCGATCAGGCGGTAGAACCCGGCCTTGACCTGGTCGGGAACGTCCCAGGCGGAGGCGTCGTCGCCCTCCATGTCCGCGAGGATCTGGCCCAGGTAGGGCGAGAAGGTCCGCGCGGCGTTGTATTCGCCCTCGGCCCAGGCCAGCGTCTGGCTGGCCACGAAGAGCGGCAGCGAGGACTTGAACTTCTCGGGCAGGCCCTGGCCGTGCGCCATGCACCACGAGGCGACCTGCAGGGCCTCCTCGATCCGCCCGGCGTCGAAGCACCAGACGAGGTACCAGCCGAGCAGCTCGTGCGGCTTGCCGTCCGCCATGAGGCGGGCGACGTAGTCGCGGTACTTGGGCAGGAGCACGTCGCGCTTGAGGTCGGCCTTGCGTTCCACAGAGGCCAGGCCGTGCAACTGGTCCAGGTCCTCGCGAAGCGAGGCCGTGACCATGGCCGCGAGCTTGCTGCCGCCCATGAGGCCCTGGGGCATGGTGCCGAGCACCCGCGCCCCCGGGGCGATGGCCTGCCCGGCGGGCGCGGCGGCAGCGGCGGCCACCTTCTGCTGGTGTTTGCGCATCAAGCTCATGGCTTACTCCCAGCCGCCCGCGCCGTCGGGCAGGCGGACGTTGGCGAACTCGAGGGCGACCATCTTCTCCGGAGTCTCGACCACGTAGCCCTCGTTGCGGCAGTTGTAGTCCTCGACCTGGTCCTTCTTCGGGTTGTCCACGACCTGGCGGCGCCAGGAGCCGGACTGCTGGTAGATGGAGAGGTTGTCGTAGGAGGTGACGACGATGCCGCGAGCGGGGAAGTTGCTGGGCGTCTCCCAGGGCAGGCCGCCGAAGGTGGTCATGCCCGCGGCCACGAGGGCCTTCTCCGTGGGCTTGTCGCCGATGGCGGCGTACAGGGCGGACTTTTCCTTGGCGATCAGGTCGCTTCCGATGAGGGCGACCAGGCCCTGGCGCATGTACTGCGGGATGCCCTGCTGCAGGTCGAGCACGGCCACGTCCAGGTTGGCCCAGTCGCCGGTCGCGCCGATGCGGATCTCGCCGGGGGTCGCGCCCTCGGACAGGACGTTCCCGGACAGGTTGTCGCGCAGGTACTGCAGCCAGCCCTTGTTCACGTCCTGCAGGAGCGGGTAGGTGGCGGGGTCGGTGTCGGCGGAGGCCGAGGTGCCGTACCAGCCGATCAGCTCCATGTCGCTGCCCATGCGCTGCTGCACGTAGCGGGCGTAGCGCTCCATGAAGTCAGCGAACTTCGCCCAGGCGTCCATGAGGCGATAGGGCATGGCCACGTCGGCGTTGGTCTGGAGCAGCTCGTAGCCGTAGCTGCCGAGCCCCACGACGTTGCGCGGGGTGCGCTCCTTTCCGGCCTGGGTGGTGTCGGTGCGGCCGGTGACGGGCGCGTTGGCGTAGCCCAGGATGTTCTGGCCCTTCAGCTCGTCCACCTGAATGACGTTGATCTTGGGCAGGAAGGTGGCCTGCTCGACGATCTTGTCCGTAAGGCGCTGGGCGACGGTCGGGTCGATGGAGAACTGCTGCTCCACCGAGGCCACGCCGTAGGTGGAGGCCAGGCGGCCGAGCAGGGCCGCGAAGAGTTTGCGGGTGTCGAGTCTCATGTGTCTGCGCTCCTAGTAGAGGGGGTCCTGCTCGCCGGACGGGCCGGAGCTGGCGGGGGCGGTCGTGCCCGGGCGGGCGGCCTCGAAGCGCTTGGAGATCTCGTCGAGCTGGGTGCCCAGCTTGGACAGACCGGCCTCGATGGCCGCGAACTTCTCGCCGTCGGCCGCGGTGCCGGGTTCGGTCTTCGCTTCGCTCCCGGCGCCGGGTGTGGCCTCGGTTCCGGCCTCGTCGGAGGCGGGCTTGGCGGCCAGGGATTCGACCTTGCCCGCGATCTCCTTGACGGAGGCGGCCAGGGTATCGACCTGGGCCGTCAGTGCATCGAACTGTTTCTGGTCCATGGTCTCCGTGTCCTCTTTGGTGGTTGTGAAGCGCTCCATGAAGCGCGTGAACCAGCTCGGGGCCTCGCCGTCCTCCTCCGGAGAGGGGAAGGAGAATTCGACGCCGGGCAGGAAGACGCTGTCGGAGGCGTTCTTGCGGGTGGAAAACTTGATCTCGTCCGTGCCGAGGCTGGCAGGCGAGTCCGTGACGCCCAGGCCCACGAGGTAGGCCTTGCCGGTCCCGGCGAAATTGGGGGCCACCTCCATGCTGGTGAAGAGCTGCTGCCCGAACCTGTTGTTCAGCATGTAGGAGGCGTTGGGGGCCAGACGCGCATACAGGGAGACGACCCCGTCCTTCTCGTCAGACCGCAGCTCAACCACCTTCCCGTAGTTCTGGATGCGGATGTGCTCCGGCCAGATCAGGGCGGTGTACGTGTCCTGCTTGTAGGTTTCGGCCGCGTCGCGCAGCCACTGCGGGGCGATGTCCCGGCCGTCGATGGCCTTGCCGGACTGGCCGATCTTCACGAAATCGGTGACGAGGGCGGGCTTGTTCATGGACGGCATGTAGGCACATCCGGCAAGCCGCGCGCAAGAAAGCGCTGTCCGATTCAATGGATATCGGATTCGCAGAGCGGGAGGGGCAGGCTGGGCCGTGCTATGGCGGCGGCATGGAGAGCTGCGAGAACCAGGGCTCGGCGCGCGCGCGCCAGTACCCGGAGGAGATCAGGACGGCGGCCCGGGGCCTGTACCTGCGGCGCTACACCGTGGCCGAGATCTCCGACGCCCTGAACGTGCCCCGGCGCACGGTCTACCATTGGGCCGCGTCCGGCGAGTGGGACGCCATGCTGACCCACGAGTCGGCCGAGGATGCCGTGGCGCGCCGCCTGGCCCTGCTGGTCGAGCGCGAGCCGAAGACGGCGCAGGACCTGAAGGAGCTGGACCTCCTGGTCGGCTCCCTGGAGCGCATGCAGGCCCTGCGGGCGCGGGAGCTGACCCTGGCGCGCAAGGAGCCGTCCGGGGGAGAGGCCGGGGCGCATCCGGACGGCGAGGCGCGGTCGAGGGGAGAGCAAAGCGGCGACGGGCCGCGCAAGCAGCGCGCCAAGAAGATCAAGAACGACGTCTCCCGCATCACCCCGGCCATGTTCCAGGAGAAGTTCCACACCCGCTTCTTCGACTTCCAGCGCGGCTGGCGCGTGGCCAAGGCGCAGCGCAATCGCTTCATCTTGAAAAGCAGGCAGATCGGCGCCACGTGGTACTTCTCCCAGGAGTCTTTCGAGGACGCCTGCCTCGCTGGCGACAACCAGATCTTCCTCTCCGCCACGCGCGCGCAGTCCCGGGTTTTCCGGAACTACATCGTGCAGCTCGTGGGCGAGGCCTTCGACATCACGCTCACGGGCGACCCGCTCGTGCTGCACACGGCGAACGGCCCGGCCGAGCTGCATTTCCTGTCCAACAACTCGAAGAGCGCGCAGTCCTACCACGGCCACGTCTACATCGACGAGGCCTTCTGGATCATGCGCTTTCGGGAGCTGTTCAAGGTGGCCACGGGCATGGCCGCGCACAAGAAATGGCGGCGCACGCTCTTCTCCACGCCATCGGCCGTGACGCACGAGGCCTACGCTCTCTGGTCCGGGGCCGACTACCAGAAGCGCTTCGCCCGGCCCAAGCCATGGCCGGACGCGGCGGCGCACCGCCAGGGCGTCCTCTGTCCGGACACCTGGTGGCGGCAGATCGTGACCCTGGCCGACGCGGAGAAGGGCGGCTGCGACCTCTTCGACGCGAAGCAGCTCCGGCTCGAGTACACGCCCGAGGAGTTCCGCCAGCTCTTCGGCTGCGAGTTCATCGACGACACCATGGCCGTCTTCTCCCTGCCCCTGCTCGAAGGCTGCATGGCCGATCCCGCGGACTGGGACGACGTCCGACCGGGCGACGCCCACCCCGTGGGCAACCGGCCGGTCTGGGGCGGCTACGACCCGAGCCGCACGCGCGACGACGCGAGCTTCACTGTGGCCCTGCCGCCGCTCAAGTCCGGCGGTAAGGTTCGCGTGATCGAACGCCACAAGTGGGTGGGCAAGTCCTACCTCTGGCAGACTGAGCGCATCCGCGAGCTGTGCGCCAAGTACCGCTTCGCGCACCTCGGGATCGACACCACCGGGCCGGGCATAGGCGTCTACGAGCAGGTCAAGACTTTCTGCCCGCTGGCCATGCCCATCGTCTACTCGGTGCAGACCAAGGCGGCTCTTGTCCTCAAGGCGCTGGAGGTCATGGAACAGGGCCGTCTGGAGTGGGACGCGGCCGAGACGGGGATAGCCCACGCCTTCATGTGCGTGCGCAGAGTGGTAACGGGCAACGGACAGGTCACCTACGCCGCGAACCGCACGGCCGAGACAGGCCATGCGGACGAGGCCTGGAGCATCATGCACGCCCTGGCCGCCGAGCCGCTCGCCCGCATGACCGGGACGAGCGGCTGCACGGTGGCCATAGGCGGATAGAACCCGGAGGGGAAATGAGCACGATTCATGCCTTCACGTTCGGCGACCCTGAGCCGGTCCTGGCCGGGCAGATCATGGACAATCTCGGCGTCTGGCTGCTGGACAACGGGCGCTACTACCAGACGCCGGTGCCCCTGCGCGGCCTGGCGCGCCTGCTGCGCGCCAACGCCTACCACGGCCCGATCCTGGAGTTCAAAGTCAACATGGTCATGCGCGGCTTTCAGACCTCGCCCGCGCTCACTCGCCGCGCCATGCACGCGGCGGTCACGGACTACGCCGTGTTCGCCAACGCCTACTTCCAGAAGGTGCACAACTTCTACGGCGAGGTCATCGGCCTGCGGCACCTTCCGGCCATCAACATGCGCCGCATGTCCGAGGCCGACCGCTACTGCCTGCTTTCGAGCACCGGCCAGGTCGTGCCCTTCGAGCCCGGCGAGGTGGTCCACCTGAAGAACTACGACGTGTCCCAGGAGGTCTACGGCCTGCCAGCCTACCTGGGCGCGGTCCAGTCCATGCTGCTGAACGAGGACGCTACGCTGTTCAGGCGGCGCTACTACCTGAACGGCGCGCACATGGGCTACATCTTCTACGCCTCTGCCGCGGGCCTTGCGCAGGAAGACAGCGACCGCATCAGGACCGCCATCCAGGGGGCCAAGGGCATCGGCAACTTCCGGAACATGTACCTGCACATCCCGAACGGCCGGGAGAAGGACGTGCAGATCCTGCCCGTGGGCGACTTCTCGACGAAGGACGACCTGGAGAAGATCAAGAACATCAGCCGCGACGACATCATCGCGGCCCACCGCATCCCCCCGGCCATGGCCAGCATCATCCCCACCAACACGGCCGGATTCGGCGACATCACCAAGACGGACGCGATCTACGCCAAGAACGAGGTCCAGCCCGTGCGCGAGATCCTGCTCGAGGTGAACGACCACCTGCCGCCCGGGTTCCGGGTCGGCTTCGCCCAGGAGGACGCCGCGCAGGCTGGAAACTGACCGCACCCTGGTTGACGCCAGGTGCGGGAACCCCGATTGTGTTTTTTCAGGAGGGAGGACACCATGCGGATCATCTGTGACCGGTGCAAGAGCAAGGCAATCATCACCACCACGCGCGAGCTGACGCCGCAGTTCCGCAAGCTCTACTGCGCCTGCACGAACCCGGAATGCGGCCACACCTTCGTAGTGAACGTCGAGTTCAGCCACACCCTTTCGCCCTCGGCGCTGGACCTGCCCGATACCGTGCGCCAAGCGCTCCGGTCCTGCTCCACCCCCACGCAGGCCCGGCAGGTGCTGGCCGGGTAGACCGGCGGCGAGGGAACGAAGAAGGCCCCCGGACAGGTTGATCTGTCCGGGGGCCTTTTCCTTGCGCTCTAATCCCTTTGAGATTACTTCGCTTTTTCGTCTATTGATCGGAATATCGTACCACGAGGATACTGGCGTTCCTCTTGCGCGACGATCTCGTCCATGGTGCGTGGTTTAGGGATGTGTTCACCTTTGGCGCGCATTTCAGCAAGACACGCTGAAAGCGCCTTTTGCGCCTTTTGCTCGGCCTCCCCGAGGCTCTTGGCAAGCACGCTGCCGCACTTTTCGAGATCGGGAAAGATGACCCTGTACGTTCCCTTTTCAGGACTTTCCCGATGGTCGCCTACAGGGACAAAGGCTGCGCCATAGCTGAGAAGTTCCATACTCTTTCTCCCGCGTTGAGTTGGCTTACCACTTCCCCACCACTCTATCTGCTTGTGCTGCGCCAGCGCGCCGGATCAGTGGGCCGCAGGCGGGCAGTCCTTGGCGTCTTCCGAGGCCAGATCCTTGATGTAGTGGCGGGCCGCGTTGGCGAGGAAGCCGGATCTGGTCAGGCCCTCCGCCTTGGCGAAGCGGTCTATCCGGTACAGGACGTGCGGCGCCATGGAGACGTTGAAGCGCACAGGCGGCACGTCGAGCGGCGGCACGGGCACGGCCTGGAAGATGGTCCCGGGAGCGAGCGGCTCCCCGTCCTCTTCCGCCTCGGCCCTGGCCTTGGCCATGGCCTCCTCGAACCCGGAGGGCTCGGGGATGATGTCGTTGTCCTCGCGCATGACGTCGAGGAACCCTTCCAGGGCCTCCTGCGCCATGGCGAAGGCCTCGGTGAAGGTGTCTCCCTGGGTGATGCAGCCGGGCAGGTCGGGGAAGGTCACGGTGAAGGCTCCCGCCTTCTCTTCCGCCGGGTGGAATGCTGCGATGTAGTGCATGTCGCCCTCTCTTTTCTATTCTTTTCGCGCGTCCGGGGGGGGAAGCCGCCTAGCGCAGCTTCACCCCGGACTGCTTCTCGATGCTCTTGACGTTCTTGATCCAGAGGTCTTTGACCGGGTGCTGAACAGTGACCTTGCCGGGCTTCGTCGGGTGCTTGAAGTACCAGTGGTCGCCGCGCGTGCCGCAGTGGAACCAACCGTCCTCTTCGAGCTTCCGTATGACCGTCTTGCTATCCACATTTCCTCCGTTCGCCGTGAGAAAACAACTACACATTAAATGTGTAGGCGTCAAGTTGCATGTGTATTTTTTGTGTAGAAATAGAAACTCCCCCGGCTGCCCCTATCGCAGCCGGGGGAGCGGCAGGGCTAGAGGCGGGCCTTGGCGGTTTCCCGCGCCTCCATGGCTTCGCCGCATTTGCGGATGTCTGCCCCGAGCAGGCCGAGCACGAGGCCTATTCCCTCATGCTCTTCCGGCAGGAGCTTCGCCACGGCCTCCAAGGCCTCTGCATCCAGGTAGAGCCTCACGATAGGATCAGCTTCCATGATGTGTTCCCTCCCGTGTGAGCGCGGCCCGCATGCGCTCCACGTCGCCCGCCAGCCAGGAGAGCTGGCGCCGGAGATTGTCCAGCTCCTCGATTCGCGCGGCAGGAGCACAGCCCCGCGCCTGAATCTCCGCGAGATCCTGGTACAGATTGCGCTCCGCCGTGCCTATCTCGGCAATCAGCTCGACGAGGTCGTCTGAGAGGCGCTCGAGGCCGGAGACGACGGCGACGGCGTCCTTGTACGTGGGGTCCGTGTGTTCTGGGCTCATACGTCCGCCTCCTCCGTTTGCGATTCAGGACGCGCGTCGTCGGTATCGGATGATAGGTTCATCAGGGGGCAGGGTCCAGGCGCGAGGTAGAAGACCCAGCACTTGAGGGCCTTGCCCGTGTGCGCGCTGTACATGGCCTTGTTGCTCTCCACCAGCTTGCGCGGGGTGCTGGCGCGCAGCAGGCGCCGCAGCTCGGGCGCGTCGAAGACGTAGAGCCCGCGCGCCTGCGAGGCGCGCAGGAACTGCGGCAGGTTCACGGCCATGAGCGCGGGGGAGCGGGAGTGGTTGAGCCAGCCGGGCTTCTGCCCCTCCGGCCCTCCCTCGGCGTTCAACAGGTCGAATTGCTGCCAGAAGGCCGTGACCAGGGCCGGTTCCTCCTCCTCTCCCTTGGTGAAGGCCTCGTACTGCCGCACGGCCTTGAGGCCGACAGAGCGCCCCTTGCGCAGCAGGTCCGCGTTCCTGGCGAGCACGTAGCGCGCAGCGTCCAGGACGGCCCCTGCTGGCGGCTCCTCCCGCGTGAGGCCGAACTGCGCATAAATCTGCGTGAGCAGCGCCTGGCGCGGCAGCTCCGCGAGCATGGCCCATGTGGCCACCAGCTCGTGCAGATCCTCCAGGCTGGCCGAGGCCGGGCCGGAACCGGCCTGATAGCTGCCCGTCTTGCGCAGCTCGGGAAGGACTTCCGCCGTCACCCACTTCCGGAAGCGCCGCGCCTCCGGCTTCCGGGAACGGAAGACCAGGGAGTAGAGGCCGGACTCGGAGATGATGAGCATGTTGGGATTACCGCGATTTCCATCAGCAATGCTGATGGTATTTTTCTCGTCGTCTTCCAGGTCGCTGACAGCCTGCGAAGGGTTGCCGAGATCAAGGACGTTGCACACGTCCTTGGCCACGAACCACGGGTTGCCCGCGTCGTCCGTGCGCACCCGGACCAGGGAATCGTCGAAGGCAAAGGGGGTCAGGCTGCTTGTCATTGCGCGCCACCTTGGGAGGCCGTAGCCGCTCCCGTCGTGAGGCGCAATAGGTGGGCGGGGAGGGGCGCGCGCGGCGCGGCCGGGGCCAGCCTGGACCGGCGTCCGCCGAACACGGCGAGCACGCGGCGGGTCTTGAAATCGACCCGGATGACGAGGGTGAGGCGAGAAGACATGTGGACCTCCTGCGATTAACGATGGGCCGTAGCTGTACGATCAGCAAGACCGGGTGCTCGTAACCGCGCAGGAGCGGCGGGAGTATTCCCCCGAAGGGTATTGTATTCGTCCCACACCCGGCACAAAGATGCGCCGAATGGGCTTTCCGAGGCCGGAAAGCAAGAAATCCCACGAAGTCTGACGGGCGTGGGGCCGTCCTGCGATCTAGGAGTTACGAGCTCCTGTAGGGCAATCTGCCCTAGTACGAAATGTGTGTCAAGGTGGTGTTCCTAGGTCCACCCAAGATCATCATCCGATATCCCCAGCATCCCCGAGAGGAAGTCCTCGACATCGTATCGCTTCCCTTTGACAAGTATTTTCGTGCAGATGGAGTCTGTAGAAAACGTGCGCTCCTCGTTGCGCACGTGGCAGAAGCCGCGCAGATATGTGGAGAATGTCTCATTGCGAAGAACCGTCTGCACCGTGACCTTTCTGCGAACCTTGCCGCTTCTCGATTCATAGGTGAACTCGACATCCTCGCTCCCGGACCATATCTGCACGAGGCTGGCCTCCCACCGTTCAATGGCCCTGCTCTTGGACGCATGTCCGCCATCACCATAGACCTCGCCCGTCTTCGGATCATAGTCCGTGGCCGGAGTCAGGTCCAGATGGGGTTTCGCTTTCTCGGCCTTCTTGGCGAGCTGGCTTTGCCTGTAGCGCTCGCGATCTTCCAAGGCCACGGCCTTCCATGCAGCCCAAAACCCTCCTTCCTTCCGCCTCCGCCATGCCCTAGGCGCGGTGATGATGATCTTGGCCCAAACGAGGATGGTGACCCCAAGAAGTAAAAGGAGCAGAAAGGTCCGCAC